AGTTGAAAAATCGCTATTAGCTACCTTGCTAGTAATTGCGTCAGCAGTCTGCTGTTTATACGTGTTAAAATCACTAGATTCAACCTTGCTCTCAATTGCCTTGGCAGTTGTAGCTTGATAGGCTGAGAAAGCACTAGTAGACACCTTCTCGGAAATCAAGTCAGCAGTAGTTTGTTTATAAGCCGAGAAAGCTCCGTTAGTAACTAGCTCCCCTATCTGACTGGCCGTCTGATCCTTGTAACTAGCATAGTCTGAGTTTGCAACCTTAGTTCCTAACCCATTTGCTAGTTCAGCAATCGTCATAGTTGAACCGTCTTTTAGGTCGGTCACTGCTTGACTAGTGGCGTTACCAGTATCAATAGCTGTTTTTGCTTGGCTAAAAGCATTATCGGCAGCGCTTTGAGCCTTAGCAGTAGCTGTAGATTGTACGGCTATCTCTGAATTGGCATAAGCGTAGTTACTATCTGCGGCTGATTTAGCAGCATTAGCTGTTGATGCTGCCTGACTTGTAGCGCTTGCGGCGCTATTAAATTTATTGTTTGCGTTATTTTGCAAAGCACTTTGAATCTTTGCTAATTCTTCATTGTAAGCGTCCTGATATTTCTTATATGCTACACGATCAACGTCACTGGCGTGGTCAGGGTCTGCCAGAACGTCAGCCATGAACTTGTTTAAGTCATTGTAAGCTGTAGTTACAGCAGTTGTGTCAATCCCGTCATCTTTAGCGTTCTGTACAAGAACGTTATATTGAGATGTTAAACCAGCAAATTGCGTGATATTGTTTTGCTTTTCAATGACGTTCATTAAATTTGGATCGTTTAAATTGGTAACACCACCAACGGCATTATCGGCTGTATTTTGAGCCTTGATAATTTTAATGCCGTCATCAGTTAAGATGACTTGAGTTGCATTAGATTCAGCCATTTAATTCACCTCCTTTCTTTAATCTCCTGTATTAACATTGTCATTTATCGTCCCCTTATCAATCGTGCTAGCTGCTGACCGTTTTATCATTGGAATGGTATACACCTTTTCACGTTCCATTGGAGCCGGATTAATTAATAAGGCGTTGGTGTTAAACGTGAACAGCATATAAGGCTGACCATTTTGATAAAAGACATTGCAAGTTTCAACTTCACGGTTTTCATCAGTCAAATTAGGAAAATCTAGGTCATTATCCAGATAAACCTCAAACTCAGCACCTTTATGCACGACATTTAAAGCCCACACTTTATGTGGATCCTCATTTGTTTCTTGACCACCACCGGCTGCAAAGTAGAAGTAAGGGAAGTCCAAACATTCAGATTGGTAAGTGTTCTTATTAAAATCAATTCCATAATCAGTGATATTAAAGTTGTATAGCACGTTGTAATTACCTGCCAACAGGTCACTAGCTTTGAGAATGTCGGTACTACCATCGGAATAGCCAATTGAGACCATATCATGTTGACGATCATAGTTAATTCGGCCGTAACCTTTAAGAGGCATAATCTGTTGAACTCGCTTATCGGTAGGCTGTAAGGTAACTCCCGCTAAATAAGGGAAACGAACTAGAATGTAGTTGTGGTCATTCTTCAAGCTGACAATTGACCAGATATAGACCGTGTTATTAACTTCCTGTATCCCAAATGTCCCACCATGCCGACCGTGAATTTGTAACATCACTGATTGTACGGCAAACTTGCTATCCTGTAGAGCGAACATGGTATCACCAGAGCCACCGTCATCACGAGCACGACTAGTTAGGTACTGTCCATTGCTTAACCGTGCCATGTATTGAGTGGCTGAATGAGCTCCATTATCATCGGGACCATAGACGCCTAAATAGCTAATACCAGTGGTGTCTAGCTTAATTTCCGGTTCATCTTGGATATAGTCGGATTCAATCGTGCCATGTAAGGTACCAACATCATCACTGTCCGCATTGATTAAGTAGCCCGTTTGTTTATAGCTACTATCAACTGTGCCATCAGTGTTATAACGGCGCCAGATAAAGCCCTTGCTGTCAATGTATGATGAGATATTGGTGCTACCTTCCCAAGCCTGTAAGATTAAGCGCTTAGTCTGGGTGGTATCAGTGAAATTGTTACCGTCAGGCGTTAAAGCGACCGGTTTAATCGAACTAGCGTCCTTCTTAGCTTCATCAACCGCCTTACTGAGTGCATTTTGATACTGCATCATCCATGCTGGGGTGGCTGCTTGAACAGTTGTATACTCACCAAAGCCGACCGTGTTGCCATAAGGGTTAGCAAAGCTGATTGTCCGTTGAATAACCCGGCCACTAGCGTCTAATACGGGCTCAATTAACTCATCTTTAAATCTAATTGTGGCACCTAATGGCGGATTAAAGTTGGGTGTTACATTCACCTCATAATACGTTCTAGGGTGGTTGTATAGCTTAAGCATATCCTTAGCCCATGACTTTAAACCGGCTGAGTTACTAATCTGATTAGCAGTAACAATGGCTTCATAGTACAGGCCGGATTGCCAATCGGGGTTATATTTCTGGTTGGCCTCATCATCAACGATATAGGGCTTACCATCATTGACCACTGCGATCGTGCTACCGTTAGCCCCATAAGGAATCAGCTTAGTCACAGGTGTTGATACCGTTGTCCGTTTGATACTAGTCATGTTTTTACCAAATACCGCCTCGTTATAGACCACGTCATTGTTCAACTTGTCGGTAATGACACACACCTTTTTCTTGATGTTCCCTTGTGAGTCAATCTCAACATAGGGGTCAATTTCAACATCATACGTTTGAATGAGTGTCTGTAATAGCGTGCTAGCTTTAGTCTTGCCGTCAATGGCAATTGATGGGGTCATGACATTAGTGGTTTGATAGTCTAGCGTCCAACCAGTGGCGTTAAAACACTGATTAAAGGCTGTTTGAATTGTGCTTGCACTGGCAGTAGTAGCGATAGGATAATGATGCGCTAAACTGTACAAGCATAAATTGGTAAAGTTAGCCGTTGTGACGTGTTTAACAGCAGCGGTATTGTTCTCTTCCACACTGTATATGCGCATGACATACCAATGGCCTGATAGCTCGTCATAATAGGCAAGATTGTTACCAGCCACTACTTTATCTGAATCAGGCTGGCCTTGAAGCACGTCTAATGAACCTTGATGGTCGAACTTCTTAGACTGGGCATTTAGGTTAATCGTGCCGTTAAACGTGTCATTAGTACCCACATTAACGTCATCATCATAGCTAGTGCTAGTTGTGTCTGAGTCGGCTAGTTGAATCTTGACGCTGTCGTTAGAGAACTTAGTGGCACCGTCAACAGTCAGGGTTCCAATCCGCTTTAAATTTGAATCTAGGATTAAATACTGGTTATTTAAAGCCATCTGTTAACCTCCTTATTTTAGTTATGTAAAAAGGCCACCCTTAATTGGGAAGCCTTTAAAGTGTTGCTATAGTAATCTGGGTAGATATTTAAGTGTGATTTGGGCGTCATCTAAGTCACCAATCATCGTCAGACTATTAACCCCCGGACTAAGCTTGGGATAATCAGTTGACCAGATTGGACTAGCTAGCTTGCCACCAACCGTGGTGCTATCAGTCTCACAATTTAGAACAATCTCTTGACCGGCATTAGCAATATACTTAGGTGCGTCCTGAGCCACATCATTAACTTGATAAATGTCTAGGTGAGTGATTGATAGATAAGGGTTCTCATAGCCTACCTTTTGGTCATCCTCGGTAATCGAGTGCTTAAAGAACACCCCACCGATACCACCTAAATCTGACTGATATTTTGAATCCCTATCAACAAATGTGCCGTGTACAATCAGGAACCGTTTAGGGTCTTTACATGGTTGACCATTATGCCTGCCGCTGGTGTAGTATTGCGTGATTGACCAGCTAAACACCTTGCCATTTTTGATTAAGTCGAGTTCTAGCCAACTAGTGCTTAGCGCCGACTTCTCTTCTTTGTTGACCACCGTTGTATACTTGTTAACTTTACGCTTAATCGTCCTAGTGGTTACTTTGCCATGCCTGTTGCGCGACCGTTTAACCACTGTCTTGGTCGTGGTGCCAGTCTTAATCTTGATTTTCTGGTCACGGCCGTTCCTAGAGCTACCTGAGGGGCCTTTACCCATAAATAGTGTCTTATGCTTACCATCACCACCAGCAAAAGCACCACCCGGCTTAGTGATTTGTAAGTAGCACGTTGGTGTACCACCTCCAGCACTGTCAGCTAGACCAAATCGGCCTATCGTAGCCCCATTAGGGTCTAACAACAGGACTTCCACCCGCCCCATTGCACGCCCATTATGAGTACCTGAGTGCTTGATATGGTGGATTCTAGTCTTAACTCGGTAGTTAGTCAGACTATTAGTCATACCGGTAAAACGAACACCCGGGCCATACCAGCCTGGTTGATGGCTACCATATTGTTTAACCCCATTAGCTAGCTTGACCATTAACACTTGAGTATCTCGGTTACTATCAGCTTCACCTTGATAAATGTAGTCACCAGCGGTCTTCATTTGAGCAATGGCATTGGCATCATTAGTCCATTCAGCCATGGTATTTAATACATCACTGTTAACAACCTGCGTATAAGGCTGTACTGCTACCGCTTGGTCTTCATCACTATCTGGTCCTAGCCCATATTCGCCACCATTTAGGGTAAAGCCAATGTGCTTTAAATCCCGCTTAGGTACGACCTGAATAACCGGTGCTGTTCGTGCGGTGCCCTCAACAGTAATTGTGTTTAAGCCATTATTTAAAGGCTTCTCAACCTGTGGTAAGGTTGCCCGTGGGTCAGACTGCACAAAGGTAATGGTTAGCGTCATGTCATACATACCCGTGTTAATCGGGGCCGGGTCACTGATCGCGGTAATATGCCCCCAATAAGTCACCTTAGGTTCAAAGCCAAATACTAGTGGGTATTCTTTACCATTGTCACTAGGGTCATCGCTTAATAGCAGACCGCTTAAATTGTGCATTATCTGATTAAATCTGTCTTGGTTATCAGCACAGTAGATTGACACTGGAATGCTAATTGTTCGACTGGTAAAGTCCGTGCCATTAAACTGGTTACCATACATGGCCGGTATATCAGTCACTTGTTCAGCCATGGCCGGTGCACTAGGCAATACCACATTACCCATTTCAACCTGTAAATCGTCCCGGCTATTTAAACCGGCATATTCAAAATCATCTCGTTGTAAGGTCACGATTTAACCTCCTTTTTAAGTTTAACTATGTAAAAAGGGCGCCCATTTAAGGACTACCCTTTGATTGACTGGGATATTAGTACCCCATCATTTGACTATACTGTGAAGCTGTCTTATTATCCGATTTAACGGCATTAACTACGTCAGATTTGGCAATGACTGCTTGAACACTGCCCATGTTGCCTAGAATGGCTGACATTAAGCTGATTAGTTTATCAAGCTTCTCATTACTTTCACTGTTAGTAAACGCAATCTGACTACCATTGTTACCATTTACAACCTGACTAGCCTGTGCGATTAGCTGGTTAGCACGACTCTTATTGGTCAATGGCAAGACCATTTCAGGCTTGTTGTGCTCGGCGACTTCAATCAACTGGTTAGTGTTGATAATGCCACCATTTTCAAACCGCTTATGACCTTGTGGGCCACTATGGAGCCAGTCGTACTTAGCATGACCCCAAATTGAGGTATTACCAGTCGCATGCAAGTAATCAGAGTTGTTCAAGAATGCCAATACTTGGTCGAAGCTTGATCTAAAGTTATGGTGTCCCGGAAAGGCAAACGCATCAAAGGTTGTCTTGGTAAACTGCAATGGGCCACCGGCTGGGTTACCATTAGCAGAGTTGACATCTGAGATAGTTTGCATGATATTGCGGTTACCAGTTTCACTATCAGCTGTCTTAATAATGGCTGACTGCATCTTAGACCAATATCTTCTTGGTACTTTGGCCATCTCTAGGGCTCGGTTGATCATACTGTGAGTGATAGCGCCACCCTCAATGGAACCACCACCATCACCAAACATATCGGCTAGCTTGCTGATAAACTTCCAGAAACCACTACCAACCTGCTTTTTAATGGTACCTAACAGGTCACTAGATTTAGAAGAACCACCATCTAGGCTGTCACTAACGCCACCCCATAGTGTTGACCACCACGTCTTAGCTTGCTTCTCAGCGCCGTTAAATAGGCCGTGACCAATGTTACTCATGACACCTGAGATGCCCTTAGAAGACCAGCTAAATAGGTTTTTAAGTGACTTAATCGGGTGAGCAATGATATTTTCAGCGGTCTTAAAGAACTTCTCTAGTCCCTTAACCTTTTTACCGACCCAGCTAGTCACGCCTGATATACCATTAGTAACACTGTTTAAAATGTCACCAAATATCCCAGTACCTTTGGCGTACTTAGTCACGCCTTGCATTGCCATTACCATAGCTGTCTCACTAGCGCTTAACACTTCTGATCCAGCGGGTAACAGCATTTTAGTGTTACGTCCTTGAACAATGCCTGAGTCACCATTAGGTAGCATGACCATTTCTTTATTGCCAGTTTGTGGGCTATCACTACCATCATTGAGCATAGCCATAGTAGGCTTGGTAATTGGATTCCGTGCCCCACTAAACATACCAGTACCTTCGGCAAAATGAACATGATGCAAGTCAGCAATGGTTTTCTTCTTGCCACCAAAGGTATGAATAACAGCATCAACCGCATTGATACCACCATTGATAAGGTCGATAACATCGTTCATACCGTCTCTAGCAAACTTCTTTAGGTCTTTCCATAGGCCTTTAAATATGTTACGAACGCCAGTTCCTAAGCTAGACCAGCCTGATTTAAACGACTTTTTGAATGTTGACAGCCAGTGACCCATCGACTTGCCAAACACTTTAGTATGCTTTACATCCTTGTTCCAATAACTGTGCAGGTTAGACCGCATCTTGTTCCAATGACTATTCCAACTATGTGACCAGCTCTTTTTCCAGCCAACCCACTTCTTACCCATGTTACTAAAGAAATGCTTAGTGTGCTTGTATGAGCCATTCCAGGCATTGTGTAAGCCAGATTTTGTACTGTTCCAGTGATTTGACCAGCTCTTCTTAAAGCTCTTCTTCCAGCCGTTCCACTTCTTACCAACACTACTGAAGAACTCTCTAGTGTGTTTCAACGAGCCGTTCCATGCACCCTTTAAACTCTTACCAACGTTTGACCAGTGTTTGTTCCAGCTCTTTTTAAAGCCAGATTTAAATTTGTCAAATTTCTTTCTAATGTTTTTGACAGTGTTTCCAACTGTTTTAACAGCCTTAGAGCCCCATTTTAGCAAGCCTTTACCAAAGTTAACTATAGATTTAAAGGTCTTATTGACCCATTCTCTGAACGGTTTAATGTGCTTATAGGCTTCATAAAAGGCTGCACCTAGGGCGACCACAGCAGTTAAAACCAGGCCAATTGGGTTGGCTAGTAACAGTCTGCCTAATGATAGGAACGATTTACCTAGTGTTTTAATTCCAGCACCTAGTACGCTGAATGCCTTAGAAGCACCCTTATAAGCAATCTTAGCCGTCCATGATAATCCCTTACCAATTAGTTTACTAGTTCCTTTAGTAGCTTTCCATAATAGGCCGACTGATTTAGACGCACCCTTCCAAGCGACCTTAGCCGTCCACTTCAAGCCCTTACCAATCTTGCCACCGACTGATTTAGTGTGGGACCATAAACCACTAATCAAACTCTTGGCCTTACTAGTGGTTACCCTAGCAGCCATCTTTAACCAGCGACCCATTCCAGCCCCTGAACGCTTGACAAAACTTGCAAACTTGGTTAGCTCTCGTTTACCTTCGCTACCATCAACCCTAGGCTTAAACACAATCCGACTAAGCTTGCCGCCTATGCCCTTTGCCAAGGCTAATCCACTGAAGGCTAGTTTTAAGGCTGCTATGCCTTTACTTGCAACATATGCACTAGAAGCCAAACCAGCGAATACTTTAGGATGTTTCTCAGCAAACTTACCGACAATCTTCAATATTGGTTCAATATCCTTGAGGGACTGTACAAACACGTTAAAGGATGTCTTAGAAGCGGTCTTCATTGAACTAAAGAATGATTTAATATCTTTTTTATGGGCAATGATATTAGACCCTAATTTATCGATGCCTTTAGCAACATTGGCGAGCATCTTATCAAGGGCACTAGTGACGTTGATATTTTTACCACCAAAGGCCTTAGTAATCAGCTTCATTTGAAGTGCTACGGCATTACCAACATCTTTAAATTCGGCATCGGTGTCTTTATCAGATACCCATTTTGAAACAGCCTTATAAATTGGACTCTTAGCATTTAGGATGGGCTTTTCAATATCGCCAATTAACGCTGGAACACGAGCTTTAATCGTTCGTTCCATTCCGACCATTGTTTGAAGCATATTGTCGGCGGCTTTATCATATTTTCCGGATCCCAATGAATTAAATGTCTTTTCAATATCCGTTGCCGATATTTTACCTGCTTTAGCCATGGCTGTTAAATCAGCAACTGTAACCTTTTTACCGTGGCTAACTTGAGTTTCGTATTTAGCCAACTGTTCACGAAACATCGGAAAATATTGACTAATCTGATTTAGCATACCAGCATTGGCTTTACCACGTGATAAACCATTGACCATATCTTGGGTCACCGCCTGAATTTGTTGGCTATTTAAGCCAACGGCATCGGACATGTTTAACATTGATTTGGTTAGTTGGTCTGATTCAGTTTTGCTAGAATGCAAGTGATAAAACCCTTGTTCCAGTTCATTAACAACATCTACAGCTTGACCAGTCTTCACAGATAAATCATTGATAGTGTCGACCATTGCTTTTGACTTAGTGGCCGTACCCGTTAGAGTCGTCCAAGTGGCCGTCATCTTTTGCTGTTCCTTTTCATAGGTCATGCCGGCGCTAATAGCTTCATTTATATGTGACGTGATAGCTGTAAACGCACTAGTAATCCCATTGGCTACTAAATGGGCACCTAGAATCGTACCGAATAAGTGAGATGTCTTCTTAGCTTTGTCATCAATTGAATCTAGCTTAGACCGAACACCGTGCATGAACGCATGTGGCTCTTTTTCCATCGCTTTAACTAGTTCTCTTTGGCTAGTCTTAGCTTTAGCCATGGCTGTTGCGGTCTCATTAACACGCACTTGCTGGCGTTTATAGGCGTCTGAGGTAGCTCCACTAGCCGTCTTAATTCGGTCTAGTTCGCTAGTTTGAGCCTTATATTGAGCCTCCATGTTAGAATAGGCCTGTTTTAAACCACCCAATTTAGCCTTGTTAGCTTCGGCTGACCTACCTTCTGCTTCTAGGCGCTTTACGTATGACTCACTTAAAGCTGTACTCTGTTTATAGCCCTTTTGTAGGTCTGCTAAGCCTGAATTGTAATACTGTAACTTTGACTTGGCACGGTCTAGTTGACCACCCATTGAGTCATAGCTTCGACTAGCCTTGTTAATCTGGTCAGTCAGCTTTAAATATTGCTCTTCACCATCTTTAGTGTTTCTGCTTAGACCTGATTGACGGGACTTTAACTCATCAATCTTAGCCTTTTGAGCCTCCATCGACTTAGCTAGCCCATCTACCCTAGCCGCTGCCGCTTTTTGATACTCACCGGCTGACTTCAATGCCGTCTCTTGGGCTTTCCAACCACTAGTATTGGCTTTAACCTCAGCAGTTAACTGCTTGAGTGATTTAACGGCCTCAGCACTGTCTAGGCCAACCTTACTGGTCATCTCACGGCCGACTACTTTTTTAGCCATTTATTTAACCTCCTTGTTTTAATCTGTCTAGGCACAAGCGCTTATAAGCCATATGTTTGATTAATGGCTTCTAGTGGATCAACCAGTTCAGGTCGGTCTTCCTTCTTACGAGCGTTCAAAGTTGCCATCATACTAAAAAAGGAGCTATCATCAAATTCTTTTGGTGATAACCCCTCGGTTAGTAGTTGTTGCGCTAGCAGGTTAAAGTCCTCCTGCTGGTTTTTCAACTTTAGAACTTCCTTTTTAATCTCACTGTTACGCTTGTGCCGGCTTATTTTGACGACTTAGCATCTTCAATTGCCTTGCGTTGCTTTTGTTCAGACAACTTAATGTCATCGTCTGAGATACCATTTAACCGCATGATTAGGTAACCAACACCTTCGCCAAACCGTTCGATTGAGACGGTATCATTAATCGTTTCCATCTGCTTGTCAGTGTATCCCATTACCAGTTGCACAAAGTCAGCCATTTCTTCCTGTAACTCTAAACCATCTTTCATCGCGTCTAGTTCAGTGATCTCTTTCTCAGTATCCTGCGATTCTAGCATGCCAATTTGAACCTTAGTAGCCAGTTTGATAATGTTGTTAGTTGGTGTTACATCGGCTGTCTTGTTGATTTTGAAATAGTTTTTAGCATTAATTTTCATTTTATTTGTACCCCTTTAATTTAGTTTGTATGTATTAAAAGGCCACCCTTAGTGGGAAGCCTTTAAATGTTACTAGCCTTTAACGGTCGTTGTAGTGGTCGTTGACTTAGTGTAGCCACCGAATACTTCGGCATAAAGCTTGTCCAAATCAAACTTGTCATCATTTGATTTGGCGATCATATAAGGCTGTTGTACCCCATTGGCAGCTAAGAAAATGTTAGGCTTCAATGGCGTTAAGACAGTACCATTTAGGGCTGTTGAGTAGGCAGCTTCATTGTTGGTATCGGTGCTGTTGTTAGATGCTTCTTCAACGAATTCGATATTGTTAAAGCATTCATAAATTGAGATGTCACCGTCCAATGATTGAGATTCGGCAATCATCGCAACGTGTGGCTTAGGCAATTGTCTTACCCATGCACCGGTATTAGCGTTTTGTGTGAACCCCTTTAGCATCTGGTTAATCTTGAAGTCTAAGTCTAAAGCGGTTAAGGCCAAGGTAGGCATAGACTTACCATAAGCCGTCCGCTTGATTTGTCCATTACCCCAACCAGGTGTCCCGGCCGCTTCAATGGTAGACACGTCGATTTTGCTGAAACCTTCACCTTGGTGGTCAGCAACATAAATCCCGTCAGTAGATAGACCTTTGACAGCGTCTTTAATTAAGTCGCCATTATCGTCTAGCAAGGCAAAAGTTGCTTTTACAATGTTGTGTTTTGACATTTATAAATCTCTCCTTTAAAGCATTTCATTTTTAGTTACATAAATTGTTTTAGTTACTTGGTTGGTATCAGGGTCAGTTGTGTGGTGCTGACTAGATACAATTAACCAGCCGGCCTCTTTAAGACTCTTCATTAAAGCTATCTCAGCTTCTAGTGGGTTAAAGTCATCTGCTAGGTCAACCTTATAAAAGATTTGAATCTCAACACCCATGGCTAGGCCTTTAAACGTGTTGTTTGCAAGGTAGGCCGGACTTGAATCGGTCTCTTGCAATAGCATGACTGTACTAGTAGTGTTGTCTAAATCTTCGTTAGGTATCTCATTAAGGTAGACTTTGTCAACCCACGTTAAATTGAGGGCGTTAACTAGGCTGGCTACCTGTGATACTGGTAATAACACTAGTCATCGTCCCCCTTCTTATATTCATCTAGCATGGCGTTAAAGACATCATCTTGTGAGTCGGCTAGGTTCTGGTCAACAAAGTGATCAGCCTTAATACGCTTAGTCCCATCGTTTAAAAACATGGCATTCATATCATGGTACTTATTAGTCCAACCTACAATCGAACTACCATCATGTTCGCCGTCTATATCGTTGCTGTTATAACTTATGTTGTCAGCCATGTGTCCGTACTTCTCGTCTTTATGACTTGAATAGTGTTTCTTTCTCGTGACTTCGGTTAAGTTATCAGCTAACTTCTTAGCACCAGCTTTAGTTATCCGCTCCTGTTCAGTTTCATCAGGGACTAGCTTGTGGACATCTTTAAGCCAGCTTTCTAGTTGGCTGGCCATATCATCGTTTGCCATAGCTAAGCCCCCTTGGTAACCTGTTTGAGCGTCAAATAATCACAAGACAGATAATTACTAGAATCATCCATGCTGTCATTGATGACATCGTAAAGTTTACCTTTATATTGGCATTTAATGCCTTCGTAAACTTTAGGATTATGCCTAATAATGACTACGACTTGCTCTAATTGTTCAGCCGTTAGTTGATACGAATATGCAATCGATCGTGTATAGGGTGCGCAGTATAAACTAAACTGGCTAACAAATGTCTGCTTACTAGTCCCATTAATAGGATTTTGAACAGTTTTAACAGTGCCAATCTGTATACGCTGGTTAAAGTCAACTGGAGTTAACTTATTGATTGCCATTGTCGCTCACCTCATCTTGTTTTTGGTTATACAGGCCACGCAATTGTCCGATAATTGAATCTACAACTAAATCAACTGGATTAACTGTGTTTGAAGTGATTGATGTCCGGTAATACCAGTATGAACCAGCTAAAGCATAAACAGCCGTTTCAAACAAGTCGCTCACACCATCCATCTCATAGAACCCTGAAACGCCATTTTCATCACCGATGGACTGCTTAATGTAGCTAGTAGCTGCAGACAAATAGCCTTTTAGCAGCTCGTCGTCATCATCCCCGTCAATTCGCAAAGATGATTTTAATGTTTTTAAATCGGCTGCCACTTTAATCACATCCTTACTTAGCCGCCCAGATTATAACTGTACTGTGTATTTATTGGCGGCACAGTTGGCTAATTACTTATTAAGCTGTTGTTGGAGTAGAGCTCGCCGCAAAGTTGGCCGTTTGGTCAGCGATTTTGTCAAATGATCCCGCAACCAGTGCTTCGTCATCAACTACTTCTGCGTCGAACCGATCAATCGAACGAATAGCCGTTTGGTTACGATTAAACGCACGTTCAGTTTGTGTTGAAGTTGCAATATTTAATTGTTGCCGATCAAAGATTGTCATGAATTCTTTGAAATTACCAATATAGAATGGATGGCTCACATATTTACCATTTGAATCTAAATTATCAGGCAGCCACGTATCTTCAACCCATACAACTGTCTTCCCATCAAGTTGATATGTTCCACTATCTTGTGTTACGTCCGGTTTAATCAGATAATCTCCCATAGCATTTTTTACCTTGCGTAAAGTTAAGAAGCCTGATTTGTTAGTCAGGATAGTTGCAGAACTCATTAAAGCCGCATCCAATTGGAAGATAGCATCAAACAAATCATCAAATTTAGTAATCGTTGCTTTCTTCTGCGTATTAGGTAATTTTGTCAGGATAGCAGTGTTCCGCGTGACAACGTTCTTGCGTGCAATATGTGTTTGTAGCCAGTTCAGCACGTTTTCAGCAGAATCTGCAAGTAACGAATTTGGCGCATAGAACAAATCTGCATAATCACCAATCTTATAGTCGATTTGCTTTAACGCTGGATAATCTCCTTCTGGAATATCTGTATTTTGATCAGTAATCAGGGTAGCGGGCGTGATTGATCCAAACTTTTCAATATTGCGAGTACCAGTTAATGTTCCGACAGACTCAACATTCACCAAGGGCTGTAAAGAAGCATATTGCCGCATTAATTCATTGATCCGGGTTTGGGCGTCAATTGGAATAGTTAATCCGGCCGCTGAATCATCTGAACCGGAAGAAGTAACCATATCCATATATTGTGATGGATGGCGAAGCATATCTTTAAATGTATCGACAAATTTATGATTTTCATCTTTTGTTTTCACAATATGCACGCTTTTACTGGCAACTTCATTTTCTGCTTTAGCATCTTCTAAGGCAGACTTGGCAAAGTCACGGGCAGTCTTAGCGGCCTTTAAATCGGCAGAAATTTTTTTGATTTCTTCGTCTGAATATTTGCTAGGATCTGCGACAAGCTCAGTTGCCATCTGTTGTTTTTGGTCTTGGATGTCAGCAACTTTGCTACCGGCCTCAATCCAAGCCGTATTTAAATCGTTAATATTTTTATTCATTAGTTGATCTCCTTTTAATTTTCGCCAAACAAAATAGCCAATTTGCTTTTGCGTAATTCCACAAATTGACTACTAGTAGTATTTTCTTTTTTAGACGGCTTAGCTTTATCCTTATCCGCCTTGTAAATTAGATTCATCAGCTTGTTAACTGCAGATTTAGATGGAATATGTGAAATAGCATTCACCGGTTGTAATTGTTGATCATTAGCAAACATAATTTCGTCAGCGAAGCCTTTATCGACGGCATCACTAGCGGTTAACCATGTTTCGTTTGCCATTAGCTGTAGCAAGTCAGCTTGCTCCATGCCAGTTTTAGCTTCATAAGCACTGGCAATTGATTGATCAATGCCATTTAAAATACTGGCTTCATGCTCCAGATCGTCAGCATTACCAGCTGGTTGTGACCAAGCCTTATGGATCATAATCTGAGCAGTTGGTGAAATGTTGATATGATCGCCAGCCATAGCAACCACGCTTGCCGCACTAGCTGCTAATCCTTGAATATTAACTGTTACATTGCCAGCATAATTCTTCAGCATAGTATAAATCTCACTGGCCGCAAAAACGTCACCACCATTGGAAGCAATGTCGACTTCAAGTGCTTCATCATCACTGTCGTCATCGTCAGTGTTGCCACTGTCATCATTTAAAATGTCAGCAACACCTGAAGGTGATACTGCTGGCATTCCAAAGAACTGATAGAAACCGGCTGTTTGATCATCAACAATATCGCCTTTAATCATCACTTTCTTTGTCATCATTATCACCTCCTTTTCCTGATTGAATCACAACTTGTTGTGTCGTTGGATTCTTAGCATCAGGCATTTCATCTGGAAAATAACCAGTCTGCTGTAATAACCAAGTTGCTTGATTATTGGCAATCGTGCCATCTTTAGCTAGCCCTGATAGGGTAGCTGCAAACGAGTCTCCCAATGGGTCTACAGCAGTCCGTATATTGGCCGTTATCTTAGCATTAAGCTTATTATCCAGCTCAGCTAAAATCGCCTGTAAATAGCGATTAAGGGCATTTGTGTACATGCCTTTAATTTGGTCGATATTACTTTGCTGGTCACCTTGGCCATTCAAATAGCTATCAGGAATGCCAAAAACTTTAGCAATTTGCTTACTCGTCCAATCCGTTTGGCTTAACAGCTTAGTAACATCGGCTTTCATTTCTAGCGGCTTGTAATCTTCAAGTTGATCAATAACTACCGGGCCACCGTTTGACTTGTTCACCTGTTTCATGAAGTTACGTGAACGGCTGGCCTTCATCTTCTCACTTAGCAGCCCACCGTGCTGAATAGACAGGACACCAGGAGCGCTAATTGAACGTGCTAGTGCAGCCAGCGTTAAACTGTTAGATGAACTCTTGACTTGTAACTCATTCGATAATGCTTTTAATGGACTGTTACCCGTCATACCGCCATCAGTACTAGCCCAGCGAATATGAATCATGTCAGACTGTGGTACATATTGCAAAATACCCAAGTTAGGCTCATCAAAAGTAACCGTATAGGTTAAGCCACTACCGTCATCCAATAAGTAGGTTTGCACTTGGCTCGGTCGCAAATATTCCCAGCGTAGATCTAAGCCATTAGGATTACGCCAACGATATGCAAAGCATTCACCACCCAATAACAATTGTGAATACATAGACTGCCAAAACGTGTGACCGTTAGCTGTCGTACTAGGATTGTTTAGGATTCCCTGCGCTCGTGGCATATTAGCCATTAATTGTACCGTGGCTAAGTCTCCAGATATTTGATTAACTGCTGAATAAATATCTGAATTTTCCAAAGCATCCTTGGCACTAACATACTCATTACTACCAGTTGGCGACAAAAAATTAACGATATTATCGTCTTCTACCGGCACGCTTTGAATACTAACTGAATTATTTTTTGCCGTTGGTGGTTCAAAAAAGGGCATTATCAATCACCCCCTTTTTGGCCAGCTGTTACGACTTCTGAAAGCCAGCCTACTAAAAATAAAGCTACGGCAATCGCTAGAACGCCCTGTGCCTGCCCAAATAAAAAGGCTGCATATACCCCAGCAATCATACCTAGAATGAAACATAGTACATCAAAATAATGCCAGATAGTTGCAAAAAATTGTTTAAAAATCATCAATATCATCTCCTAGCAATCCTGACTCCGGGTTATTAAACCATTCAAGAACTTGTTTTTCACTCATACGTTCGACCTGTTTGTCAGGATTGTTTACGTCTGAAAAGTCTTCAAAGTGATACATGGCTTGGAATAAGGCGTCAATTAACGCATCAACTACATCAATTTTCAGTGTGGCCTTGGCTTTATCGACTTGAATACCAATTTTGTCTTCATAAATTTCAGCATTTAATAACGCCTTTTCCATAATTCGATCATCCAAGCGGTCGACTGAGCCTTCAACAAACATTGTCTGCAAAAACTTAGTTGGATCCTTCAATTCACTAGTCCGCTGCCGAACGGCTTGCAACGGCCAACCAGAATTCAAATTTAGCTGCTTGATTGTAGGTGTTAGCCCCCACGCGTCATAGCCGAAGAAAACAACTTCCAGTCGATGCCGTTCAACAAAGTTAAGTAACCACTGATAAACCTGCTCGTCATTAATCAGTCCTTGCGGATGGCTACTAATTGTACAAAATCCCTTTTTAGCTAAGTCCCGATAATTAATACCGTCTTGTTTTTCTTTAGCTTCAATCGAACCAGCTTTCTGCCACGGAATAAAGCTGTGCTGATAAATAAACCATCGTGGTTTGTCATTGTTATCGCGATAAGGAAATACAAACGCTAGCGCCGTGTTATCACTAAACATCGAGTAGTCAAAACCAATATAAACTTGCCGATCATCAAAACTAAATGACGGCACAATGGATTTTTCAACGTCGGGTAGTTTTAAGAAGCTGTCGGCCGATTGTTCTAGCCACAAGTTGAGGTTTTTATTTTGGAAATCGTTGAGCGTACCCGACAAAGCGTCAGAATCACGCTTATCTGTCAAGCCGTTTAGCAGCACTTCTCGTTGGCTCGGTAAATCTAGCAAGGGATTGCTTTTAACCCACATATCAGGCTTATAAGTTTCGTCCAGATTGTCCTGCGACCAAATAAGCCCCAAATATGTATCAGCATCGCGCAAATAATCTTGTTCCATAGCTTGCTGAATCATACGTTCATCATCATGGAATGGCACAGTTGGATCAGGATATGCAGTCGAGATTTGAATAAATTGCTTATTACGCACCTTAACTTGCCCTGATACAATCTTAGAAATCTTCTGTCGTGTCTTAATTTCGCCAATTTCATCAAAAATAGCCGTTGTGAAATGAAAGCTATCGTACTGGCCGGCTTCGTGACTGATTGCCCGTAACTTATTATTAGTCTTGCTCATTGTGACTTGATCGGCCTGTGAGGAAAGTGTCCGTGTATCCAATCCACTATCTTTAATTAGTGTTTTAAATGGTTCAATCGTTGCAATCTTGGCTAGCATCGACTTAATGTAGCCTAGAATCTTGCTCGTTTGTTTGTAATTAATAGAAGATACTAAGTAATCTTGGTTAGATAATCCCAATGACTCAATTAAATAACTATAGGCAGTGATAATCGCCATTAGATAAGTTTTACCTTGGCCACGTGCAACGGAAACAATTGCTCGTGAGAAACGCTTGCCACCGTCATCATTACGCCAGCCAACCAGCATAGCCATAATGAATTTTTGCCACGGCATAAGCTTAGTTGGCTCACCCGTATCAACGTTCGGGCAGATGGCAGCAAATTTAAGCACTTGATCTACTTTCTTAACCGAATAAGTAAAGGGAAATTCAACGCTACCTTGCCGTTGTAAGTCTCGAATATGGCGAAAAGCCGCTAGCTTAATCAGATAGCCAGTGGTTACCTTCTCATCGAGGACGTCAAAGGCATACTTTGTGCCCGGATCAGTGTATTGTTGGCGAATTGCTGAGCAGTCTAATGATTGATAAGCCCCAATAACATCATGTGTTTGTGTTAAATCAATCTTCATTATCAGTCTCCTAGAAATTCTTTCATGCGATCACTGATACTTCGCTCGTCTTTGTGATCATCTAAGTTCAGCTTCAACAAATCACTGCGCGATTTTGGCGACAATCCTAATTCAGCGCCTAGTTTAGTCAGGTTTTTAACCGCTGAATCGTAAATTTGTGTCATGGGATTACGCTTGTAACCCACGAAGTCTCGACCAATTTTTTTACCGGTCTGATCTTGTAACGTTTTATAGATTGCTTGGACTTCACCGTTTTCCTGAATATGTTTATACGCATTGCGATAAATCTCATATTGGGAAGCATATTGCTCTACAAGCCCACTATCAATGCGCTTAACCGGGGTATTTTCTTCTAAAAAAGGCACTAATCGACGCCAAACGACCTTAGCTTGCCGTCCTAAGTAAGCTGGAGGTGTACGTGTTAATTGACCATCGTTGACGTCTTTATCCATTTTTTTCATTTTTCTCTGCCTCCTTTCATTATTTGGTGACCCCCCCTACCTAAAAATTTTCAAAAATTGTTTCCGTCACAAAATAACGGCAATGTGTGTGCTCTTCCTGGGACGTGTTAGGGGGCGGGGGTTGTTTTAATTCTCATCGTGACTAACTACATTCATAAAATTAAAGCCGCTCAAATCGAACGACAAGTGCCAATAAATTGATTTAACTTATTTCAAACTTTATTTCTCATTTATTTAATCCATGACGCCGGATTAACCTTTTTAGTAATCGTCTCTGCATCCAAGTAAGCTTGCCACTAATCACTTCTAAAGGTGCAATGGTCTTATCTAATACCACAACTTTATCAGTGGCACCTATTTGCTTATGCCACATGTTTATAATCGCATCCTTTTGCTGTTGGTCTAGGATACCATTGAAGTGAATAATCCACAGATTGATTGATTCAATATAATATGATTTCAATACCTTCACTCCTTATCCATTAACATAACGATTGACGATACATCATTGATCGGCGTTACGCTTTGCAACTCGTTGCCTTGACCAGTGCCATAGTATGCCTCTTCCCAGTCCGTCTTGGCACGATGGCATTTACTGCAGATAACAGCTAAGTTATCAACATTAGCTTTCAGTGTTTCGTCAAACTCAATCGGTACAATATGATCCACAGTCTTAGCAGGTGTGATGACGCCTTGCACTTTGCAGTAAGCACACAAGTAATGGTCACGCTCTAGGACTTGTTGTCTTAGATGTGACCATTGCCTTGTCCGATAGAAGTTGTATTGCTGACGCTTATCCTCATTGCGATAACGCGTGACCGTGTTGTACTTGTGTGTGTATTGTTTGTCATTGCTACGTGCCCAACGCTGCCGACTAGCCAAGTACTCAGCTTCGTGCTCATAGTGTTGCTGACAATAGTGGTCAGGGAAAGCAACCATCGCATGGCAGTTAGGATAGCGGCATCTTCTTGTCCTTGGCATGCTGCTTCCTCCGTTTCTTTTCCAAACTAAAAGCGCCATGCTTATTAGCACGACGCTTCTTATCCTTGTACCACTTATCTAGCCGGGAATCAGCCTGCACCCATTCAGGCGGCTCGTACCCGTACTTGCTGTGAATTGGTCTTGACACGATTATCACCACTTAATTTAGAAAGCTCTTTTATATAATTAGATCATAAATATCGCCGGTAGGACTCGAACCTACATTCCATTGTGGCTTACCAATTAGCCCACAGCGACTACCAGTCTGTAATTTGGAGGATTACTTCATGCACGTCAATCACATTTGGCATACTACCAATTTAGCACGATTTCAAGCCTAGTTTTTCCAACTTTTTTCCAACTAGCCAAAATCAGATACGTCATACAAGTTAAGCTTGCTTGCTACTTTGGCAATAAACTTATCAACTAGATAATAAGCTTTGCTCTTGCTAACAAATATCATTCCATTAGTTACTAGGCTTTCAACCGAGTAACGCTGGCGTTTTCTAAAATACAGTTCGCATATCAGTGTTTCGGTATCTTCACCGCATTCGTCCAAACACTGATCAATTACATCTCTCCGATGCTGAAATGCTCGAATCGTTTCGCTGTCCACCACGGAGATAGCAGCATACTCAGTTGGAGCGTTTTTCTTATATTGAGCACGACCACCACCAACGTTTTCGTCAGGTTCTTGATAAGGGTACATGATATTGAGCTCCTCACGAGCAATTAGGCCATCAATTAGTGGATATTCGCGTAGGTACTTCTCGACCATTTTCTTCGTCGTTCTTTCCAAGCCAGCCACTCCTCTGTGATATAATTAACTGTCAGTTTAATTATCATAGATGTCAGTAGCCGCTCTAGTAGGCGGCTTTTTGTTTACTCTCGCGATCACTCAACTCCGCAATGTCAGCAATGAAGTCCTGACCAATTTGTGCCTGTTGCTCAGTTGTTAGTGCCGCGTTCATTTCCAGGTTGGCAACTGTGGCTTTCACTTTGATTGCTTTGGCGTATTCGGTGTCAGTCATTTGTGTCCCTCCTGTTTACGTTTTTATAAAAAAGATGTAAAAATGGAAATTTGACGCTTGCTTTCTATAAATGTCTTAAAATCAGCCTTTCAGCAGTTCTGGGTTAGCGTGAACGTTGCCAATAACTTTTGAACCGTGAATTTCACCTATAAGGTCAAATCTGCTGATAACTCCAACTACGTCAGCTAAAAATTTGCCTCTAGCAAATTTAACAATTGACCGATACTTCCGATTTTCTAAAATATCGCCTTCATAGATATCCTTGCCGTTCACGTCTGTCAGACCGGTAAACTGTTCCAGCTCAAATACATCCAGGTCACCTTCATCATATTCACCGTCTAAGCTCCTAGCCTCAACATAGAAGATGTTGCCATCTGAATCAGTTTGCATGTCTCTAGGAACCATCATGACTTTCTGAACTTTGTCCCACGCTCTAAACTTAATCATCGTCCGCCATCTCCTTGCTTAGTTTCATTCCAAGATACTTTGCTTATGGTAAGGAACAGTCATAATTGACGTGTTCTGCCCCTTTTCTCTGAAATGTTTCGCATCTTTTCTAGCGGCTTGTCTATTGGAATATACAGCTGCCACATCACTATTAATCATCAATATATAAGCCATTTTCAGCCCTCCCCGAACGCTTCAAACGCCCGCTTGCGAATGTTGTACGGCCCATATTCCTTGGCCAATTGCTTACTATCCAGCGTCTTAGCTTTGTTTGCTTCGGCATGTTGCTTCATGCGCCGGTGCTTCCGTTTAATCGTTGAACGTTTCTTAGTGTGTTTAGGCATCTTTGTCCTCCGTAATGTAGTATTTGTTTTCGTCAATCGCACGAATACGATTATCAAGCCAAGCGTTACTGTGTTTTAGCTCCCGAGACGTCCTAGTTTTACCTTGCTTGCCTTTCATGACTAATTTAATGGCATTATACTGGGTACGCGTAATCTCCGTGTAATCGCCTGATACGGCCTTAATTCCGGGCATCTTATGCAGGTTAGCTAGTTTGCTTGGTGGCACGTTATCCATGCTGCCATATCTCGCTTCTAGCTTATGAATGGCTTCCAGCTCTTTAAGCCAATTTTTGCTTGCCATAGACTAACTTCCTTTCAAGCTCCTGCTCGTAATGAGCATGTATCTCATTCGTACAATTCGGGCATGGTCCAAACGTGAAACCATAACTCCCAAGTGGTTGCTGAACGACTTTACTACCATGACATAATTCACAACTCATACACTTCTGACTCCTTCCATATTGTCAAACAGCAATTGACAGCTAGTGTCCTTGGTATATAAACGATCAATTGTTTTGCCGTCGTACATACTTTCTAATTGCTTACGTGTGTTGTTAGTCGTAATGATGGTTATATGTTTGACTTCGTTATGATCAAAATCGCAACGCGCATTCGCCACTTGATACATCAGTGTCTGCAAATCTTTGTGTACTGGCTTGTAGAACCCCTTTTCAGTTGGCTTACCGCCTTCAGTACCAAAATCGTCTAAAACTAGAACATCAACGTTTTGCATATCTTTTAGAATGTATAGTAAACGTTGACGTACATCCGGTGCTTCATATTTCTCATTTACCAGCCTTAGCAACTCAGCTGTTGAGACAAACATTGCTGTCTGTCCTGCATTCATGAGCTGATACATAATTGCCAGTGCTAATGATGTTTTACCAACGCCGGGTCCACCTGCCAGCGCTACGTTGAACTGGTTAGTCTCTAATTGCCTAGCTAACTTAAATGCTTGATTGCCAAGATCTCTAGCTTTAGCTTGATTAGGCTGTTTATCAACCTGCCAATCATTAAAGCTAAATCGTAGTGGCACACCTCCGGACCAGACTGACATACGATAGTAATACCGTTTCCGATTAGCAATTACGCCCGCATTCGCCCGATCAATCGTTTGATGATCCAATTCTTCTTTGGTTGGCAACTTAGTCGTGTCAATGCCTCTAGCCGCTACTACTTTCTGAATCGTGGCTTTATTAAATAGTTTCGTTACGTTTTCCATTAGCCAAACCAGTCCTCTCGTGTTTGCGGCTTATTATTATCAACTGACTGATCGTTTAGATAGCCTTCAAACTTGGACGCTCGAAATAAAGTTGCAGGTCGCAAGTATTGATTCATTTCAGGATTGTTCAACCACTTAGCGCACTGGTTATCTATAACTTTTTTCATCTCGTCAACAGTAAAGCCACCGTCTTTATAACGTGCAATAATCAATCGTTTATTAGCATCAGTGTGTTTGAAATGTTTGTCTGCTTTCTGGTTAAGATAATCAATGACAGTTTTCCAGTCGAATTGTTCGGCGTCTGCCGTACTATGTTCTTTACTATCCTTACCTAACCTATCCTTACCTAACCTAACCTGTGGTGACGGTTCGTCCACGACACGTCCACGAAGCGTGTACGCCCCGTTAGCATCCTCTACTAACTTCTTCTTTTCATCACCATATATCGTTGAGTTATAAGTGTCTTTGCGAATATAGTTATGGATTTTCCAATCCTTAATCACAACCACACCAGACTCAAAAGAGAATATAAATTGCTTTGCTAGCAATATTTTAAGATCATCTTCACTAGCACCAGTCATGCGTTTAATAGTCTTAGCGTTAGCAACAAATCCATCATCATCAGCGTGCATGTTTAAATGAAAATACAGTGCTTGCGACGATAATGGCATTTCCAAAAATAAGTCCGTGTCAGTTATTTTTTTACTAAACATTCTTCGCTGTGCCATATTTCCTCCAATCATGGGCATTCCACCCACCCGGTGTATTAGTCACTGCTGTATTTACCTTTCAAGCCAATTCGTTTTAATGTTTCTTTATCTAGTTTTATCCCATCTACTGGGACGTGGTATTTTGCACTAAATGCCACTGAGCCAATTTGTTCAATCTCACTGTGATGAACTCGGCACAAAGCCATAACGTGCCGTTTGGTGTGGTCAACGTGTGTTCTGTTCAAGCCAGCTCCAATAACGTCTACATGATGGATATCAGCACGATTACCACAGATCATGCAAACTCGGTGGCGGCAACATTGAAACAGATAATATTCTTGCTCACGCGGCAATAGCTTATAGCCTTCCTTGAACGGCACATGCCACTCAAACATGAAGTCGATAACTAGGTCGAGTAACTGGTTAGCATCGCTCACAGACGATTCTGTGGTGTCTGACAGGCTAATCTGCTTGCCAAACGTGTATGACTCATACTGCAAATAAAATAAGTTTTTTAAGAAGTCTGTCGGCATGCCTGACCACGTATAGATGTCACTAAGCAACGCGAAGAACAAGCGTCGTTGTTGTGGCCTAGCTTTACGTGTGTCAGCTATTTCACCATCAACGTAGAACAAGTCTCGTGAACCACTAACTGTTTCGGCATGATCTAAGTTAGGTTGCTCATTCAGTTCCACCAACAAGTAGTGTTTGCCCTGTCGTTCAAAATATTTAGCCCGTGAGCGTTGCACATAGATCACTCCTCACGCTGTACAATAATCTTGTATTCACCAAAATTTGTAATGCCACGGTTCACTAGGCCTGAAATAAATCCATGACTCATACCCAGAAAATTGCTTGCTTCTGCCATGCTAATAAACGAATGCTGAATGTTATCGTATGAACCAACCAAAACAACCCGTTTACTGCTCTTGTTGAGCCCAGCCTTAAATGCATGTTTTTGGTTCTCTTTATACGTACACCATTCCAAATTTTTAGGTACGTTGTTTAACGGATTCCCATCAATGTGATTGATGCATGGTTTATTTTCAGGATTTGGAATAAAAGCCGACGCAACTAATCTTGAAACCAACTTAGTTTTATGGGAACCGTTTTTCCAAAGGTCTACTCTCAAATCACTATGCTTGCTTCGAGGCCTTTTTTCACGTTTGGGCATTATCTGTCGTCGTTTCCAAATACGTTTTTGAATCTGCCCATTTTTCATCTTTCTTGTGGTTTGTTTACCCTCAACACTCCAAATTGTTCCGTGATCACTGGCTTCATATATGCCTTCGTACCGTGGAATTTTTTTATAAACTGTCATTAATCACAACTCCAACTAGAATGGTAAATCGTCTGAACTAATATCAATTTGGCCGCCAGCTGAAGGCACTGGTTGCTGGTGTGGCGCTTGATTATTTGACTGTGATTTACTCTGGTTGCTTTCGCGATCCGGTAAATCAAAATCAGTGACGTTCACTCCTAGCTGTGTTTGCCCGTTGTATTCATCAACTTCAAACGTACCTGTTACCAAAACATGATTGCCTTTATGGAAATATCGCTCAATCGTTCCAGCCCGCTTACCCCAGACAGTACATCGAAACCAGTCAGTGCCATAGTTGCCTTGATCATCCGGGCGATTCTGCCTTACTGCTAAACTAAAGTTAGCAACTTGCATACCGCTTTGCGTTTGTCGCACTTCGGGGCCCTTACCTAAGTTTCCTGAAATAGTGATTTGTCTCATGCTGATTGGTCCTCCTTGTCAACGTACGAATCTAATTTATTAGTAACCAGCTCAATTAACGTGTTAGCACTACTGTGTGTCAGCTTATCAACGCTGCCAACCTTCTTGAGGTAAGCTTTAGCAATAAATTCCTTATCCTTGTTTGTCACTCCCGCCAGAGCCTCAAACAGTCTGTCTAGGCGGTTCTTTTGCTGGCTATCAATAAGCGGCTCACCATCAGTTGCATTGCTGTTAGTTGTATCTGGATCTTCTTCCTGGTCAGTGATGTTAAACAGCTGTTTGTAGAAGTACTTCTGAGCACTCGTACAAGCTTTAGCTATCGCTTTCTCACCGTTATCTTGGCCACTTCCGAGCATTGAACCTGTCTGTGACTCTGAACCGTCTGTGATTAAGAATGTCCCCATGACGTCAACAAAGTGGTTTGAACCGCCCTTCTTGCTGGCTTTATCATATTGATTGATAATCTCGTAATTCGGGATAATTCGAATTCCAACACCTTGGATTGCGTGCTCAACCGCAGCTTTGATAGCTCCTTCGGATTGAAATTCATAGTTCTGGAAACTATTCTTGCCGTCTTTATGAACCGCGCCAATTGACTTAGCAGCCTCATTAAGTTTCTGCATCAGATTAAGCTTCTCATTCATCCTTAGTCCTCCTTAGCTTTTACGGAAATTTTGGGTTTCTTGAGTGATCCAGAGTATCCTGGCAGAGCCTTAAGGTTTGAGTCCATGATCTTCCCATCAGGGGTTACATAGAGCTCTCCACTTGCTAGTCGGTTCTTAATCTCCGTTTCATTTACACTCCTGGACGTCTTAATCAAGGTATCGTCAAAACGTTCAAAGACTGCTGTAAGCTCTTTGGGTGTCGCGTCCTTATCTCGTTCAAGGTTCCAGTTACGAGACGAACCAGGGTTAACGGTGCCCATTTTGAAGTGAAAGAAATCAGTATCAATTTGTTCTTGATCACCCATTGCCATTCGCTGTAATTCTTGTAGTTGGTCAATTTGATCATCTACCGTCTTGATGGCCTTTCGATACTTATCAACTTCCATTTGTGGTTTTAGCATGGCCTTTTTAAAGGCCTTCTTATCTCGGGTAGCCTGCTCAAGCTTGGCTTCCATTTCATCGAGCGTCATGCCCACAGTTTCTTCTTTAATCATTCTCATCGTCCTCCTCATCAGCAATGACGCCACTTTCAATCAGCTCTTCCTCGGTAGGCTCATCATCGCGCCAGCCTTCCGCAGCTTCTTCTTGATCAACCAGCCAGCTATCGTAGCCGTTCATTTTGCCCACCTCCGTGCCAAGCGTTGTCTTAACGACAGTTTCGGAGTACAATAGAACTCGAAAATGAAATTATTAAGCGTCTTTGCTGCACGGGTACTGCCAATACTCGAGCAGCTTTTTTCGTACTCAAATTTAGGCTTTAGCGATACATATTGCGCAATGGACGCTTGCAATCCTTCCAGATTATTGATAATGATTGGTACTTGGTGATAGTTCACCGTGTAGTCTGGCAGATTAATTACTTCATTCGCCATTATTCTAGCCCCCGTAATTCGTTCAATTCTGTTTCACTCTTATCCAACATTTCGTACAACTTGGCCAGCGATTCGCCATCACTGATCCAAACACTGTTGATAACACGCTTTAGAAACTTGATGTGATTGTTCACGATTTCTTCCATAACTACCGTCCTCGCTTTCTTAGCACTTGCAAATGAGACTGCTTTGGAATAGAGTAGATGTTGGTGCTGAGCATCTCTTCCATTAGTCCATCGTTAGCCGCTACTAGCGATGGCTTTTTTTGCGCTTGTTTACACTCGTGGAGTGGTAAAATTGATACTTTTTGCATGATTATTCCTCCTAATACATTGGTGGCAATGTGAACGTCCAGTTCTCATCAGAATTTTCATCTGGCTCGCAAACATTAATATCGTGTTCTTGCAATTCGCCAATAAATTCTTCCGAATAGCCAAAGCATGGGTGCCGCTTAATGATTCCATCTGTATCGTAAGTGATAGCATTAATCAGTTCACGTTCATCTGCACGAATTGCGTTATACTTACGTGCTCTTAACGCGTGTTCGATGTCTTCTTCATACATATTGTTTCCTCCTAAATTCCAAACCAATGTTTAATCTCGTGACGTTTGTACCACACGGTTGTTAGCGCCCAAGTTAATAACGCTACTTCTACCATGGCAATTCCTCCTTATGAGTTGAATCATCATCTACCCGCCTAGGTTTTAATCGCTTAAATTTTGATGATTCAATAACCATTTTTCGACTGCTGGGGCGTACCATTTTCCATCACCCTCAGGCTTGGGGAATCCTTCTTTGTCACGATAGTGTTTGTCGAACGCGTCTACTTTGATACCAAACTCATGGTCAAAATCTTTACGTCCAATCATCTTGTGATCAACAGCTTGCTGATTACGTCCATCCGCAACGCCCTGTTCATATGCTTGCGTGAAAAGCTTCGACAAAGCACTTATCAAACTGTCCATCCTGATCACTCCTTTCGGTGTATAATTTTGTTAGTTCAATTAATCGAGGTGAAAATTTATGAAGCAATTCAAGTGTCCATTTTGTGGTAGCTTAATCAGTGATGAACAAGTGGTAACCAACAAATTTCATAACTTATTCATGTTGTCCTCTGTGGACAAGGCTAACCACAAAATTGACCCAAATGGAATCGTTGTGAATGTTATAGAATGCGACGAATGCCATAATTGTTGGCTTCGCGATCCAAACAATTAAAAGCACACTTTCAATTTGTGTTCCTTGCTACCGCCAATAGCTTGGAGCACGCTTTTTATTTCTGCCGGCGTACCTTTAATTGTTAATTCCATTTAGCTCACCTCCTATGCTTACTTAGCTGTATACTTGACTTATTCCAATTGACCGAGGTGATAAATGTGAAAAGCTCTCATCGTGAACATGAAATGGCACTATATGCCGCTCAAGCTATGACCATTTCAGATATTACCGAAGAAAAAGATAAGGCTAAATCTCATCACCGTACGTATGATTTTCGATTAGGCATCGAGACATTCGAAGATAACTATAAGCATGCCCTCGAACACTATTCGGGCCGCTTTCCCGATTAATTAACCTTTTCTTCTTCCTGTTTAGCTTCAAGATCTGATTGGATAGCGCCTATTATCTGAAAGGCCTCCTTATACGACAGATCCTTGCTAAACAGGATTTTTTCTATTTCTGATTTAGTATTTGAAAACCTATCAGATTTCAAAAATGCTCGCGTATCCCATTTACTCATGTTTACTTCACCTCCTACGCTGGCTCTTTGTCTAATCTAAGTGACGTCTGCCGAATAATCGTCTTGGTTGCTGTAGACGGTTCCCAATCATTAATGAAGTCCATCACCATCTGGTAGTCCTTCTTGCGTAGCATTGACCGAGCGCTCACGTTAGCAATCTTCTTAACGCCACCGTTAATATCCTTAAACAGCTCACCACGTTGTTTCTTCGTAATGTGCCCATAACTGTGAGCCACTTCTGACACCCGTTGGTTAACTCGCCGGCTAAGTGCGCTGTATTCAGGATTAGGGATAACTTGGTTCTCTTTGAGGTCTTTCACATCGCCCTCCACGCTATCTAAGCGTTGGTTAGTTTCCTCATTAGCTTGGAGTGCCAATCGTGCAATCTCTCGTGGCGATGTTGGTAGCACAAGCTGTTTTGGATTAAAGTAGTTTTCTTCCAGCTCATCAAACATGTCCCAAGCTTGATCAGTTCCAAGCATTTTTGAATGCCGGCTAGCACCACGCTTAGTCCATAAATTAATTGCACCGGCGTGTTCACTAACCAATCCCGTTTTTCGGGTTTGGTTCTTAAATTGTTTCAGTTGGCTACCTTCTAAATGAAAATAATGAGTACCTTCAATAAATTTGTCCCTATTAGCATTAAAATTATCAGTAATGCGTCGTGAGGTTGTTCCATAAAATTTGGCTAACTGTTCAGTAGTTAAAATTAGATCTCCGTTAAATTTAACTTGTTGTACTTCTTGCATGTGAATCATTCCTTTCATTGAATTCCTAAAATTTTGGCCATTTGTGACCGAATCCGTCTTGACTTGGGTTCGTTACCACCTTTGATTGCACGGTTAACTTGTGGCGGTGTGACCTTTTCGGACTTAGTGGTAAGCATTTCAGCCATTTCTTTTTGAGAAATTTTGTGGCGGCTCAATGCAGTTTTGTATTTAATTTCAATTTCCAATGTGACATCTTCGATTGTTTGTTCTGGCATTTTTATCCCTCCTTTGCATAATTTATTCATCAAGTTATTGACATTTTTCTAGACAATCGTCTATAATAAATGCATACGAAATAAGCCAATAAACTTTACTTCATCATCCGTTTCTCGCCAAAGCTACGTTTTGAAGCTATTGTTTCTTGCTGCTTAATTACTTGATGAATTAAATATAAGATAATCGTCTTAATAAGTCAAGATAATTGTCTAAATTAATTCTCTATTTTTAGGAGAATGCCGATATGACTGTGTTTGAACGAGTAAAAAAAATAGCTAAGAAGAATAAAATTAGCTTGCTGCAACTTAATGATCGTGCTGGATTAGGCAAAAACGCTATTTATAAGTGGAAAACTCAAAATCCAAGCACTGAGAATCTTCAAAAAGTTGCAAGTGTTCTAGGAGTATCAACTGACTATCTTCTCGGAAACACAAATGACCCGGAACCTTCTGTGTCATCTGATAACCTAACAAAGAATCAAAAATTAATTGCCTACTCTATTGACCCGGATATATCAGATGAAGAACGTCAGGCCATAATAAATATGGTCAAGGAAGCAATGAAATTTCGTCGTAGACTGTAGGTGACCGGTATGACAGACTTGGAAAAGATTGAAGATATGTATCCACAACTTAAATTTTGGGGTATCGAAGTCAACAATCCACACTATCATGGCTGTATCGTCGGCACTGACGTCTATATCAATACTCTTCAAGATGACATTGATTGGCTTAAAACAGCATTGCATGAGGCTTCACACTATGAAAATGATAGGGGCAACCTAACGAACGCAAGATTAGTGGAAGTATTACGCGCTGAAGGATATGCTGATAGGCAATCTATACGTAGTTTCAATATTATGTTCGGATAACTTATAGACCAGATACGGATGTCGGTAAAAGCTGGGAAATTTGGAGGAATTATTGAATGTTTATAACGATTTTGGGATGGATAATTATTGTCTTTACTGTGCTGGTATGTATCAGCATGTTTGCAAAAAATGAAGATGGAACTAGCAATCCAATTAGCCAAAAAATACTGACAATTGTTGTGAGTGTATTGGTAATATTTTTCGGACTGTATTTGTCTGGTCATTCTAAGCGTGTTAATGAGGCAAAACAAGAGTCTATTAGTTCGTCGCGAAAAGAATCAATTAGTCAGTCTAAGGAAGACAGCAAGTTTTCATCAAGCGAAGACAAAGAGTCTAGTGAAGACGATAAGAACGGAAAGCTGTTCATCAGGGATTTCAATGTCTATCTTTCTAACAAGAAAATGGGAACTTCAAGTATTGAAGATGGAGTTGTTAAAGTTGTGCTTCCAAATTCAGTCGAAAATATGAGCGTAGCAGATTTTACAGCTTTAGCTCAAGAAATTTACGACCATGCTAATACTCTTGCTAGTGGTGAAGACTATGATGCCGGAATAATTTATTTCTACTCACAAAATGGTGGTGAACTAGCAAGATCAACGTTCAGCGGTGGCATTAAGATTTTTAAGGAGTAACTATAATGGGACTACTAATAATGATCGTTATCTTTCTAGCGCTATGGAAGATATTAGGAACGCTAGGCCACATCTTTTTGCCAATATTAGCCGTACTATTTATATTGGCAACCTGGATTCCTTCACAATCAATTGTTATGGTAATTTGGGTGCCAATCGCGATATTATATTTTATCGGCTTAGCCGGATATAAACATGCTAAGTAGAACTAGTATAAATATATTTTAACGGGGTAAAAGCTATGGAATTGTATGTAGGAACGTACAGCACACACGTGTTCGACTTTACCGTTGCAATTGGCATCATTTGCTTCATAGCGCTAGTCGTCATGTTAGTTTACTGGAATCACAAGCGAAAATAGCGCCCTCGCCCACTACCAGCCTAGCGGGCAACATGCGAGCGTAGTTCAACGGTAGAATAGTACTCCTTTGAGTTGCTGACTAGATACTAACAGATGCAGGTTCGACTCCTGCCGCTCGCGTTGTAACAAAAAAGCACTTAAATTCCAGTTTTAAGTGCTCTTTCAAAATCAAACTCTAAGTTTTTCGGATCTTCATAATCTAAGGTTGCCTGTTCGTATGCATCTTCGCTTGACATTCCCTTATTTTGAGCTTTAAGCAGTGTAGACCTCAAATTAATGCTTTCCCAGTAACTTAATGAGTTTAGAAAGGAGCTAATTTGGTTACTAGACAAATTTTTAGTGTCCATAATTTCACCTCGCTATGAAAAAATTGATACCTTTGAAAAAGATAAATAGTCTTGCTATTGGAATTATTACAATCATTGGATTCGTTGCTTTGGGGGGATTCCATATAAACTTTTTACTGCGTTTTATTATACCATCAATGCTTGCACTGTGGGTAACAGTCATCTTGGTAGCACAATGGTATAACACCACTGTTTTAAAATCTGAGATTAACGATTTAAAAGGTGACGTTACACAGTTGGGCGATAGTAATCAAGATTTAGTCAATCAAAATAAATCTCTCGAAGATAATTTAGCACTTTCAGACCAAAATAGACAGGGATTAATACGTCAAGTAAAACAAAATAAGTTGGAATTTGACAAGTATAATGATCAAATTAAAAATCTTGAAGAACAAAATGACAAATTATCCAGAGAATCTTTGTCAATTATTGTTAACATGCTGGCAGAATCTCCCAATACGGATTTTTTGTATCAACAAGTAGAAAAAATATTAACTTCATCTATAAAAGATGAAGTTCTTACACAACCATTTTTGATGACACAGCTTACTCCATTTATTGAAATGAAGCAAAAATTATTAGAACGGGAGAAATGAAAAATGAGTAAGGATTTACGAATTGTTAAAATAATAGATGATACTACACTTGTTGGTAAAGGAGGGAAAGATGCAGATATTATTAAAGGTACCAAATATAATGTCGTTGGTAAAAGCGACGGTGAAGATATTATTGACCCTGAAACACACGAATCACTAGGATTCTTGGGACTAAAAAAGGCAATTGTCACGGCAACGCAAGTTGAAGAACATTTTACTGTATACAAAAGCCAATATGTAGAAGAAAAAAAGACTTATACGGGGCTGTTAGGAATGAGTTCTGCATTATCTAACATTAATAGTCAAAAATATCTTGGCACTCCGGAAAAAGTGCCAGCTCACTATCATCATCTAGATGTTGACTTAAATGCAATAACTGGCACTGAGCTAAGTTCAACCATCGAGGTCGGTGACTATTTAGAAAAAGCATAGACTAATGTTTATGTTACAAAAAGCACATCCGCTCCCGCCAAGAAGATGGATGTGCTACCAATAAAAACCAGTGGATTACTCCGCTCTTTTTACATACATAATATTATCACAACTAAGGAGGTGATGCCTACAAGTCCTTAAAATTCTACCCGCCTAGGTGAAATTTAAGGAGGAAATTAAAATGGCAAGTATTAAAAAGAAAAATGGCAAATGGGCTGTTCGTGTTAGTTACTATGATGAGTTTGGCAAACGGCACTTTAAAAATAAGAGTGGCTTTTCTCGTAAAAAAGAAGCTGAACAGTGGGCGACTAAATTGGAACAAGCTAAGTTTGACCAATCCATAGGGAAAACTGACACAACGACTTTCTTTACAGATTACTACGAGAAATGGTTAGAAACCTATAAATTTGGCAAAGTTGCACGAATTACAGAGCAAGAATATCGATATACTCTTCGTCAAATTGTGGAGCTACTACCCAACATTCAACTATCGTCAATGACCAGGTTACGTTATCAACAATTTATTAATGAATTTGTGCACGGTAACACTAAGCAGCGTGCACAGCGACAACTGGCAGATGATCAACCATATCACAGCAAATCATCTGTTGAAAAATTGCATGGCCATATTCATGCTGCAATTATCGATGCTGTAGCCGATAATTTAATAAAGACTGATTTCTGTTTGCATGTTGAATTAGGTGGCCACGCTGGTAAATCTGCGCAACTAAAATACCTTGACGCAAAAGACATGCAAACGCTAGCTATCGAAGTCAATAAAAATATCAAGCTAATTTCTACTGGAAAATCAATGATCTATACTGGCCTACTAACTGGTATGCGAGTAGCCGAAGTTTCTGCTCTGACTTGGACTGATATCGATTGGCAAAATAAGACTATCCGTGTTAATAAGTCATGGGATTATGTTTATGGCCAAAAATTTAAGAAAACAAAAACTGAATCTAGTATTCGTACAATAACTGTAACTGACGATCTTTTAAATCATCTTAAAACACTGCATGCTTTACAGATGGCAGCTAAATTGGATAACCCAGATCATCTAGTTTTCATGAACAAGCGTGGTCGTATTCCATCCCCTGGAGCGTGTGATAACTTGCTTAAAAAATACTCCGATTCATTGGGAATTAAACGGATTAGTTTTCACGGGTTGCGGCACACCCATGCTAGTTACCTGCTCTATTGTGGCGTGAAGATGGAATACATTTCCAAACGGTTGGGCCATAAGAACAGTTCCATCACTCGTAACGTCTACGCTCATATGATTAAAGAAGACCAACAACAGGAAGACGAACGGACCTTAAAAGCACTCTCTCAGGTCAATTAATACGGTGCACTTTTGGTGCACTCACCAAAAATGATGACGCTAAAAGGCTTGATATCAATGATACAGTAGTACACTCGAAAGTCTGTACTCTCCTTTTTAAAGCAGTAGAGACCAGTCAGTGAAATAAGAACCCCGACAAATCAACGTTTGTCAGGGTTCTATTTTTTTAGAAAAGGCTAAAAAGGACTAAAAAAGAAAAGCATTTTGCGCATATTTTGCGCGCGGTATCTAACAGTATGCCTAGGATTGACGATTGTTTGAAATTCTTCTTTTGCGCAAAGGGCTGAGTACAGGATTTCTGGAGCTTGATATAGCGCCGTTAGTAGCACCCTTGCGCAAAATATGCGCAAAATTATTTTTGCTTTTGAATAGGTGATTTCGCGATTGGTTCTCGGAGATTGCTTAAGGATTTTACAATTTGATCATCTGTCTTAGCTTTATACTCGTCAATTAGATACGAGTACACGTTGGCGGTGATAATAATATTACTGTGACCAAGTCGCTTAGAAATTGCATAGAGGTCAATGCCGCGAGCTAAAAGGTAAGCGACGTGAGTATGACGACACGAATGAAAATGAAATCCCTTAAGCACAATGTTGTTATGCAAAGACTCACGTAAGGTTTTATTAATAGCTGATGAGGTTGGAATAGTACCGTATTGATTGACAAATACTAAATCTTGACTGCCACGTTTTGGTATTTCAGATAGTATACCAATCAGCCATTTGTCAATACGAACGGTCCGATGAGATGACTCATTTTTTAAGTCTTGAAAAGCCTGGTTGGCTTCGTTCCAGGACTGGGTGACTTGGATGGTATTGAAAAGTGGGTTGATGTCTTGCCACCTGAGTCCTTGAATTTCACCGAGACGCATGCCAGTCATAAGTGCCGTGATAATCATATACTTGCTAGTGAAGTTCTTATTACGCGTCTTAAGTAGATAATCCAATAGTGTTTGTAACTGGGTTTCATTAAGGAGCCATTAAGTCCTTTAGCGATTTAATTCAGGTTGAGCCATATCCCAAACTTTGGTCGGTTGGAGGGTATGGTTCTTTTTATTTTAATTTACTAGCTGTGTACAAACATTTGATAGGTATCCTTTTTGGTGTTGATAACAAAGGTATAATTTATTTTACCTGACTTTTTTGTGATATATTGATTTGGCTTTTCAGAAGCAGATTTGACACCAGCTTCTAGTGTGGCGGTATCTGCGTTCAAACTATCTCCAATGACATACACAATCTCGTTGAACCAAGAATAATCGTATTGAGTATAGACGTTCAACCCCAACAGTTTGCCATCATCTGTATGGATTGAAAAAGCATTGTTTTTGGTGTCATCAGCATAATTTTTATCAGCTAATGGTGCAGTTGGCAAAAAATTGATACTGTTGCCGTCGTGAAAATCATAAGCATCATAGAAAGTTGAATATTCTGCGATGGCAGTTTCGCCTTTAAAGTCAATAGTTTTTGCGTCACTCATATCTTTATTATTAGAGATATCAATTGTAAATTTATGAGCTTTGCTGGGGATTTCAAATGAGAACTTTCCATTTTTGGTTTTTACTTTGCTTGTACCATCGGCATCTGTATTCCAATAGATGGCAGACTCACTACTTTTTCCAGTTACAGGAATGGTAAACCCATTATGTGAGTCATGCGACTCTGCAGATAGACTTTTTCCACATCCAGACATAACCATTCCGATTGTCAACATGGCCCCGAACGTCACAGCCTTTTTCAAGTTCATTTACATGTCCTCCAATGATATAATAATATTTGTATATCAATATCATTGGTTATCACGTCTTACTGTTAACGGCAGTGAGACGTTTTTTATTTGTTTTGGTTAGCTATTCGCTCAAAGAATTCGGCAATTGTTCGTTGATCTTGCTGAGTCAGTACGTTGCCTTGATATACCAGGTCTTTGCTATCATGGTATTCTTCTAATTCCACTTTAGTCACCTCACAAATTAAAACATTAATTCGTAAAACTCATCAGGCAAGCCATACGCCATTTGAATGGCATTAAAATCGGCAGGCGCCATATTGTTCTTTATATAGGGCGGTAAGTTCGCTACAAGCGAACAGATTAGCTTCGCGTTCCATTGCCTTCCCAATGATTCCCAATAGTATAAAGTGCAGCGCAAGAAGTATGGTCAATGCCATGCTTTAACTCGTGTGCCATCACTGCATACTTGCCTTGTGTCTCCCGTAGCTTATCTGATATACCGATGTACACATCGCCACTCTAGGCAGTGGTACATATTCCTTCTAAGTCGCCAAGGTTTGCGTATTCAACGTGGTATCCTAGGCTGTCCGCGATCATAAAAGGGTCGAAAGTTCCGATTTCTTCGGCAAGTTGATGAACCTGTAGATACAATTTGTAACTACTCATCAACAACACCTACTTTTTATTATCATTATTCCGATGCTTTTGTTTATCCCCCCAGAACACGCCTTCCAGGAAAGCCCGTACCTTGATTTTAGTTTCCTCGTTCATATCCATGCCTTGGAAACCCATTGGGACATTTGACTTAAGCCACTCGTCAAGGTCGATTTTATCGTTCTCAGTTGCCCATGATGGAGCTGTAGTCTCCCGGCCAAGCAAATAATCGGTTGAGACATCGAAATAATCTGCAATCTCTTCCAACTTTTTGGCACTAGGATTGGTTTTCTTCAAACGATACAGTGTATTCTTCGAATATCCTAGTTCCGATTCCACATCATTAACAGATTTTCCCTGTTTTTTTGCAAGAAATTTTATTCGCTCAAACAGTGTCATAACAGCAATCCTCACATTCTCAAAAATAGCATTTAAAACAAATGCATAAAATAGTTTGGCATAATTATGCAAATGTTTTAATATTAATTTAGTAAGCTAATTGAATAACCAAACACGCAATATTAAAAAGTATTGATTTAACAAGTATTCGACGTTCCCCAACGTTTTATTGCTTATCAATGGCTTTATATAGGCTTATTTAGCTATGCCTTAACATTAAAACATTTGCGTAAAATAATCAACAATTATTAAAACTATTTTGAGATGGTTATTGAACTGGCTTACATATTTATAGCTAGGAGGAGATGAGCTTAATGCCAACAACATTAGCAGGTCGCGAATTAATCAAGAAGTACATTGACGATCGCAACATTAGTATCACAAGTTTGACCACCACGTTTGGAGTCGGAAAGATGTACATGACACAAGTACTTGCCGGTACCAAGAAGTCAGCAGCAGCAAACGAGCTAGTTTTGAAAATTATTGAGACTTTTAAAATTCGACCGAACGACAACGATTAGTTAGGAGGTAAATAGATGAGATTACCGCGATGGTTAACAAATCTGGTTCTAAAGAAAAATGGATACGTGAAATGCCCTAATTGTAGGAGTTACACGCATCCAGGTAATTATTGTGAGCAGTGTGGTACTAAACTTCCCAGATAGATTTTTTGACTGCTTCAGATGCGATGTCAACAAGGATATCACGTAGTCCCTGAGCAACTACTGTACCGGCTTTAGCTGCATAAATCTTAAATTTAGTGCTAGCTAATTTTGTTTTAGGGGTATCGGACAGCAAGTCAGGAATAGATTCTTGAAAGTCCTTAACTTCATCACTACTTAACTCGGAGTAACTAATTAGGTCCTGTGCTGACTTGATGGCCGATTCAGTCCAAGGGTAAGGTTTGCCACAGTTTTTACAATATTTAGGGATTGGTACTGGACCAGTTGATAAAAATATGATTCCATTTCCGCTTGCATCATAATATCCAGCAATTGGATAATCACAATTTGGACATTTGCTAATGACTTTTGCACCACATTTCTCACAAAAACCATTAGCATCAGTTCCCCAGGTTAAAGATGATCCTACTTGATGGCCGTTCAAGCATACAGACTGTGCATGTTGAGTACTCATAATTTTTCACCTCGATTGTATTGGGTTAATTAAATTATACATTATTCGCTCATTAGAACGAAGGAAAGCTAGATGCCTGAAACAATAGCATAATAAAAGACTATCAGTACACATTCACCGATAGTCTATTTAGAATCGTTTGGACGATTATAAACCCATGCAATATCTTTCAATTCAATCGCAATATTTTCCCAATTACTTGGTCCATCTCCAACATCGGCTAAAAAATGTGTACTATCGAGAACTTCAACAATTCCAGCCGTACGACCATCCTTTAATACAACATCATCAAATTCTTTAATCTCCATGCTTAGCCTCCTCAACAAATATAGTGGTCATCCGCGTTGAGCCATGATTATCAGTCCACGCAAATAACATGTTGGTGGGTTGATCGAATATCCTTATCATAAACAATAATGTTTTGTTGATAACGCTTACCGTGTCCTAGATTACTCTTGAGTATTGAGGGGGTGTTTTACGGCTTAATCCGTTGCAGATATGCTCAATACTCATTCATCAATGATTCGATAAATCTTAAAAGCTCGCTTATCCAACGCGACAATAAGTTGGTATTTCTTAGTATAGCGCAGTTTTACTCATTAAACTTTGTTTGATTGTAATGGTAATTAGCTTTCGTGCTAATTAATCGTCCCCGCTGCTGCTGATTGTACAAAACTCCTCAGATGGCCCTTGCACAATTGTCCGGCTCACATATTAAAAGTACCGAGAACTGTCGCAAGAAGAGAAGGACATTTTGCGCGGTACACTGAGCACAGCATAAATTTCATGGCTTCCCCAGCATTACCTTTCCGTTATCATAAAATCGAAGTTTGGTTCTCTCACTTCAAACATATTGTCATCTACAAATATAATTTTTGGAAGTCGGCCTTTCATATTCGCCCCCATATGTTTAATCCAAAATTAATTCCTTCTTCCTGCTTTATCACCGAAAGACACCAAAATTGAACTCATCTTTTAATGGCACGCCTCGCAACATATCGGTATAATTTAACGAAGGTGACACGTTTCTGGAAAACACCTGGAATTAGGCAAAAGTCAATACAAATGGGGGGACAATCATGAAAAATTGGAGTAAATGTAATATCTGGCAAAAATCGGTTGTCGTAGTAATGCTGTTGCTTCTAGCATACGAAATCGTCACAACCGCAGAAGCACTAATAAGATTTTTCAAATAACGTCCGCTGTTGATCTATGAATGTCGCATGTCCTGTGACCAACAAGAGGATCTAGCGGACGAGGATAACAGTGGCAAACAATTACGTCAAGATGCCGATAGCCACCTCTTCGGTAAGTTATAAATCCTCAAAAGCTCATGGATAAATGCTCATACACACCTCAAAAATTCAAAAATCCTCGCACTTGTTAGAACGAATTAGTGCGAGGATTTATTTTTGTATATCCCAATGATGCATTTTAGGGCAACTATGAAAACCTTCAACATCTCAATTCCAAGTACTGTAAACATTCCCCAAACTCACTAATAGCCGACTCCCGCTAATCAATCCTTCTGCTCCAGCGCCGCCTTCCCAAACACAAAGAACGACAACACTAAGCCGGCACAGGATAACACGAACAAAATACCGTAGCATAACACATCCCCAACTGTGACTAGCGTCTTAGGAAATCCCGCCACCGACACCCACAGAAAAACTGCACTTAGCCAAAACCAAAATGAGCGATAGAACCGAACTGGTCGACGTAACTTCAT